CCTCAGTGGTGGTCTCCTCGGTTTCCTTCTTTATCTCGTCTTCTGCCATCTCTGGTTCCTCCTTCCCGAATGCGGGAAGCTTGCATACCTCACACGCTCCGTCCTCTACGAGGGCGAGGCCCGTGAAACTCACATCCACCACCATGCCGTCGGGCTGGATCTCCACTACTGTCTCGGCGGAGACGTCCTTGATGCCTCCCTGCTCCTTGGCCATCTGCACCAATGATGCGCAGGCCTTGGATGCGTCCGTCTGGCAGTGGAGATATACGTCGCCCATAACGGCGGCCGTGTCGTGAGAGTAATGTGGATTTATGACCGCGCCGATCTTCTCTGTGACCGATCTCGGGGTGCCTCCTGAATGGCGCGTCCATACTGCGTTGTCAGACCACTGCCCGGCGCATCTTTCGAGGACCTCCTCGCTGAATGTCGTGTCGATGCCGTGCATATCGGTCCAGCTCCCCGCCGCCATTATGATGACGTCGTGGATTATCAGCCCGCCGTCCTCGGTGGTCTCATAGGAGCTCAGTTGCTCTGTCTGGTTGTAATATGCTTTATGCTTGGTCATATCGTGATCTCCTGCTGGTCTGCGAAGTGGGGGATGCGACAGCACCTGCAATTCGGATGCCATGGGAGGGCCATCGGCTCGTCCAATCCGTACACCTTGAGCGTCGTGCCGTTGCCCCCGGTCGCGTGCTCGAGGCATTGTAGACACAGGCGGTCGTCGTCCGTCGGGAATGATAGATAGCCGTCGCATCCTGCCTGCTTATAGCGTGCCTTGGCGACTACGTCGCAGACCCTCATGGTCTCGGTGCGGACGATGCGCTCGGCTCTGCCCTCGAGGCTCATCAGCCCCTCCTTGTTGATCCTGCGGGCGATCTCCTCCGCGCCGAGGCCTTTCTGATAGCCGTCCGTCAGTGCCTGTGTGACTACCTTGAGCCCTTGGTCGCCGAGGTCCGCCACCTGTGTGCGGATGTTGATGCGGAGGGCCTCTATCTCCTCATACGGTACGTTTACGCTGTCGCCGAGGACGATGCCCGTGTGGAGGTTCTTCAATACCCTGTCGGACGTGCGGATCGTCGCGAGCTCTGCGTTACGCATCCAATCGTCGGATGCGGAGAGCAGGTCCTCCTTCAGTGATCCGCTCAGCCTCTCGAGCTTGTTCATCTTGTCGGGGTCGTCTCCTACTGCGACGCGGGCCATCGCGTCGAGGTACGGGCGCAGTATCTCGCGCTGTCTTGCGATCTCCTCGCGCTCTATCTTGCGAGTGCCCGAGGGGTCTCTGCGGTTGACAGGGGACCTCATTGTCCTCCCTCCGTGTGCACCCCGGCGGTGGCATCCCTTGTCACAGAGTTATCGGATGGGGAATAAGGTTCGCCCTGTGCCTCCGCTATATGACGAGCCAAGCGGTCCATCATATCGTCGCGGAGCTTGGCACTGTCGTATTCTCCCGCCTTGGGGTGCTTCCCCCACACCTCCGCCATCTCCTCCACCGAGAGAAGGAACTCGGGGTCGGTGGGGTCGAGGGATGTTATGACCTGCAGTAACTGAGCCTTTTTCAGTTGGGCGTCGGGGTCGGGGGAATTGAATAAAATCTGGACGCTCCCGGTCTTTATGTTCAATGCCGGGAGGACGTACCTGTCGAGGTATCTCGACTGCATTGTCTGCGCGATGATTAGCTGTTCGGCCGCTATGCGGTTGTAATATTTGGCGGTCGTTACCTTGGCGGTCGCCTCTGAATTATCGGACAGGCCAGCCATGGAGCGGGGGACCTGCATAGCCACTGCGACCGCCTGCAGTCCTGTCTCCGCATACGTTGCGACCTGCGTTACTCCTTGCGAGTTGAGGGTGTTGATCTTCGCACCGAGGCCATTTGCCATCGCTGATCCCGGGCCGAGGTCTGCGAGCTCTCCCTCGAGCAAGTCTGCGGGCACGATGCCGTCGTTGCCCTCGAATGTTATGTCATAGGAAGGATACCCCATCCTCAATATCATGGCGGTGTTGGCCTCTCTGATGTTCTCATAGTCAATTATGGCCTTATATGCCTGTGCGAGCTCGGAGCGTCCTATCTCGGGGGTTCCTGCGTATGGTCTCAAAGCCAGCGATACTATCTCGTTCTTGGTCCAATTCGTGATTATCGCTTGGTTCTTGCCGATCTGTCTGAAACCGTCCAGCCAGCCGTCGTCGTCATAGTCGGGATAAATGTTGAATGATGAATAGGCCACGAGGCCGTACCTGTTGCCGAATTTGCCGACCTCTGCGATCCCGAAACCGTACACCTTGGCCTCGATGGCCATCTTCTTGACTTCTATCTCAAAGTTGGTGGCGACGAGATACTCACGGACCTTGGCTACGTCGTCCGGGTTCTCGCCCTGTAATGCCCACCCCTGTGCGAAGAGGTCGTCCACCTCGGTGTTGATGATCGAACCCGCGATGGTGGTCTCGTACAGGTTCGAGTATTCCTCGTGCTGAGTGGCCTCTTGGGCGATTATGGGTGCTCTACGGAAACGGGTATCATCTGCGCTCAGGCGGACGGTGGCTCCTTTAATTCCCTTGGCGGGTGCCTGATGCTCTGCGGATAAAGTCTGCTTTGCCCAAGGCCATCTCATATATGGGATTTATTAGTCGAAGTTTAAAAGGATGGGTAATGGGTTTATTTTTTTGAATGGAATACAAACCCCGTGGCGATAATCAGCCCCACGACCAATATCGCGAAGGGTGCGTATTTTTTCAAGTGATCCGCTCCAGATCCCGTTGTCTGATCCGACGGGAGCGGTGCGGGGCTCGGCCCGGGGATTATCTCCGGGACGGGTGTCGGCTCGGGTGCATTGGGTATCGGTATCGGTTCGGGACGCTCGTCAATGATTATCAGCGTATCTCCTGTTATCGGTTCGTCGGGGTCCCATGGATCTCCGTTCTCATGATGCCAGCTCCCCATGTCTATTAAAAACTGAATGTTCTCCCGGAGGAGGGGTTGCCCAATGGTGGCAGGTGTGTAATAATCGCCCCTCGGCTGATAATCAAAATGCACCGAGCAGGTGTCGGCCTCGGCGCATTCGCTCCAATAAATCCCGATGGCTGATACCATCAGAACGATCATGATTGATACGGCCGCCACCCTCATGCCTCTGGAATATCCCTGTGTGTGTTTATGCCTTACGGAACCTTATATCCACATGGAGGGCCTGTCCTGCCAATGAATAGCGGGGATTATCGAGCGGTGCGGTCCTCGTCACTCCGCCCATCGTCCAGCGTACCATCGTTATTTGGGAGGACGTTGCATACCCTGCGGAGCTCACAGGTAGCGAGGCAGTTACATGATAGTACCCGGATGCGTCGGCGATACACTCGATATAATTGCCGTCGCTCTGCGTTGCGAGTACGGTTCCGCTATTATTCAGGAACTCGACCGAGGATACGGATGCGGGGGTCAGTCCGCTCGTCTCTGCTGAATAATCGTCATATCTTACGAATATATACGTGCAGGAGGGTAATGTCTGCGAGGTGTTGCTGATCGCGTCGGCGGTCAATCCCATCGAGTTGGCCGCCTCTGATCTGTCGGCCGTTCTGATGTTGTCAAGCGTGACTTTTGTCGTGCCGTTCCCCATCTCAATCTGTGTCGGCACTGCGGTGCCATTCGCGCCGTATTCCGGGATGTCAATTCCGATGGGTCTCCCGCCCGTATTGCTCCCGAATAATGCCCACAGGTCCATGCGGTATCCCTCGAGCGTTATGTCCCCCTCGAATATGTTAGTGTGGAGTTGGATCATTTTACCCCCTGCGGATGTTGCGAGGAGTTGCTGTGTGCTCAATGTGCCGTCCGCCGTGATTGCGCGGAGGGGGCTCTGCAGTCCTTCGCACAAGCTCTCGGGCATCAGCGCATCGTCCGTCTCCAATGCTATCGGACGCTTGGTCGATATATTCTCCGACAGGTATGCCTGCGTTGCCTTTTCTGCCATCCAATGCGCGGTTATGTTGTGCGTTATGATTGATTGTTCTCCCGATCCGCCCGGGGTTATTGTGAAACTCGCCACGGGTGTGTCGTCTATCGTGTGCTTAGGGAATATGTCAATCTTCCCCGCCTCTGCTATTGATGCGCGGAGGCCGTAATTGGCCCCTTTTATGAGCTCTTGGACGCACGTCAAATAATCGAATGTCGTGGAGGTGTAGAATGTGGTCGTGCCTAAATCCGCCCCCTGATCTATGTTCGGCATTAATCCCGCCCATTTTATCAGGTCGCTCAATATGTCCACCAAGCTTGTCGCGTTGTATATCTGATAGTCGATATAGGCCTGATAGCCCGCCGATACTGTACTTATACAATCGCCCGATGGTGTCGCGACGTCGCTCTTAGGCACACTGACCGTGGTTCCTGATAGTGAGACGTCATTCGGTGGGACCGATACCTCATAGCTGAATACCAGTGCAAACTCCTGCAGGTATTTCAACGCTAATTTGCTCCATTGTGAAAAATCAGAAGGAATTGATGAACCTGAATGGCGATAATATGTGTCAATATCAACGGTATATGGTGTCGTATCTCTGTCGATCGTTGCGAATGTGCCCTGACCGTCGCTGTGATATGCCCCGATGCGGTACTCCGATGGGTTTCCCTCTATGGCCCAATTTACACTCCACGTCAAAACCTCTGTTTTTATGTTTCCTGCCGGGGTGCCGAGTGATGATAGATATTTGATGTCTGTCTGATACAACAGCGTTATCGTATTGCCTGATAAACGGAATAATCCGACGCGGTATGTCTGAGCATTCCCTTGACCGTCGCTGTATATCCATCCTTTGACCGAGACCTGTGTGATCGTACTGCCTTGTTGAGGGGAATATCCATCGAATGTCGGCAGGCCTTCTATCCTCCATCCTCCTATCGCCGTTCCCGGTGGTGTGGTGGAGGTGGTCGTGGTCATGTGATGGAGCGCGTTTATTGATAATACCGATTTGACTTTGCATTCCGTCAATATTCCCGGGTCTCTTGATGCGATGTAAATATATGCCGTGCCTGTGGTGCTGTTGAGGGGGAGTGTCTCGGGGTTCCTTCCGCGATTGCTCTGGTATTGGTCGCTGAATTGGTACAGGTCCATTAGGCGATCATACGCGACCACCTCGATGGTATCCCCGCTTGTTATTTGGTAAATCATGCCACGGAATACCATCGTCAATCCATTCGGCCCCCTATACTCGACCGTCATTTCTTGTCCTCTTTTGATCTCCTCCGCGTGGCCGTCGCTCCATCCTGCAAAGGATGAAGAGCGGACATTCAATGCCCCGCGACCTAATGGCAGATATACCACCGCACGGGCGGGTGCGTCCTTGACCAATCTTACAACAGGGGTGCCGATGGTCGGTATCCCTCTCAATGCGTCAGCGTAAATGTAGGACCCATTATCCGCATATATCGCCATCCTCCACGGTGCATCCGATGCAGGGAGCTGGATCGGATTTACTTGGTAGTCTGTCTGCGTTCTTGATCCTGAAAGGATGACGAGCCTGCGGTATCCGCTCGGGAGCTTGGCCGTGCCTGCGATGGTGCTGGCTGATGTCGGTTTCAGCCACTTGGGGTGTGCGCCCATCGCCGTTCCTGATACGCTGACGGATGTGCCCGGGTTGATACTTGTTGCCATCAGTACCATGCTCCTGTGTCCGTCATATTCTGCGCTTGTCTTGCGGTCTCGGTGTGCTGGACCGTGATGTTGGTCGTCTTGGTGTTATTCTGCTGGAGTGCTGAATACATATAGCCACCGACCGCTCCAGCGGCCAAGGCCGCCCCGCCCACGATCAGTGCGCCCTTGGCGGGGTTCTCCGCGATGCTTGCGAATGTGGAGACGATTGCAGTGGTCTTGAGGACCGTGTTCAATGTCTGAAATAGTGTGACCACTCCCTTGATGGCCTGCGCCGTACCGACCACGAGCTGAATGCCCGCAGTTACCTTTTGTAATGTCAGGGCGGTCTCCTCGTCCACTAAGCCGAGGGTGCGGACCGAACTCGTCACGGCAGATAATCCCGACTGCACCGCATGGAGCGCGGTCATTACCTCGACGCTCTTGAGGATCGCGGTCTCCTGTGCCTGTGTGCACTTCTGCGATGCCTCCTCGGTCTTTTTCAGTTGATCCTCGGCGCGTTTCATCGGTTCGGAGATTTTGTCCTCCGCTCTGAATGTATAGACCACGTCAGTTTCTGCCATTCGTATATCCTCCTGCCAATCCTCTCATGCCCGAACCGCTGTCGTCGGTGTTGATCGCCTGCTCAATCATAGCCCCTATGGCCACTCCCCCGGCTACTGCAAGGGCGGCCACCGCTCCAGCGGCCACGGTGTATTTCGCTAGGTGTGCCGTACCCTCTGCGAGCCTGAATGCGTTATAGGCCTGCTTGGCCGCTATCAGTCCCTTTATGACCTGCCCCGCGCCCCCTATTAGCTGAAAGGCGGCCGCCGTTGTCTGTAATGCCCCGATGTCCACCCCGAGTTTCTGCAGGGAGGAGCTCATCTTATTGATGCTCCCGGCGAGGGAGGTCAGCTCGGTCATATCACTGGCCCTCCACTATCGTTATCCTGAATGTTGCGAACTCCTTCCCTACACTGTCAACGGGCACGATGCCCTCGATATATCCCTTGATTATCGCGGAGTGAGTGACCGCTAACACTTGGAAGGGTCCCTCGGCCATGCGGTAAAGTGTGCCGATGATGTGGCCCTCGCTCACTCTGATCTTTACGAGGAGCGTCATGTAGCGCACCCCGTTGCTGACCTTCCTTGCCCATGCCCGGGCGATGCCTTCGGGCTTTATGTCCTGCATCTGCGATGTGAAACCGAGGATGCCCGGGTCGTCTATGACGATGGTGTTCTGCGTCTCGGTTATGTCTGCGGTATGTGGGAATGCGTCCGAACCCCTGCAGGTTATTGATGCGTTCCCTATGGCAAGGTTCATGCCGTCCGTGCGGATCGTCCTGCTGTCGCTGAGCATCCTCTCGAGGCTCATGGTCTCGACGGTCAGCGTGCATTTGCTCGTCAGCGGGTTGCCGTCGGTCGTGATGGAGCCGTTCCCGATTATGATCTTCTGTGCCGTTGCGTTGCCGTCAAGCGTCACGGTGTGATCTATGCGGACCGTATCCTCTGCGGTGGGTATCGTTGCCGTATCCCATGTCTCGGCCACGTTCCATCCTCCGTCGGCCACGGATGTTATCGTTGCCATCTCACTCGCCTCCTTTCATCATGGCCACGATGGCATACCCCTGCCCCACGGTCATATCTGCGCAGTCGATACCGAGGCCCCCTGTGGCTACGAGGAGGACGGCCAGCGGGTCGGCTGTGTCCTCTTTCGGGATCTCGGGTGTGATGTATTGGTCCAGCATCTGCTCGAGGTCCTCTGATAATCTGCGGGGCATATCCGCAATTATTTTACGGCAGGCCTCGCCTGATACCGGGGGGACAAAGCAAGCCCCGCGCAGGTCGTCCACGGGCCATTTGCCTGCGAGCTCGGCAAGTGTCGCGGTCTCCTCTGCGTCGAGCGTTGCTCCGCTCTCCCTCTTGGCATTGAGCCTTCCTATGCGCGCCATGTCCTCGTCGGTCACTTGTGCGGTCAGCTCTCTGAATTTGAAATAAGGCACCCTGCGGATGGTGTAGCCTCCGCACTCAAACCTCTCGCGGTGCTGATCCCAGAGCACAGGATCACTCCCCCGGTGTCTCGGGTTCGGGTGTGCTGATAGTGATGCCCGATGCTCTAAAGCGGAGCGACTGTCTCTGCTTGTCCTGAATTAGGTCGGGGTGCGTACCGTCGGCCATCCAGCGCACTCCTGTGAGCGTGATCGTCACGGGGTTGTCTATGCCCAATGTGAGGACGATGTTGCCCACCGCCCATGAGTTAGCTATCGCGCTGTTGATCTGTGCGAGGTCCTCCATCCATATATCTGCGGAGAACTCTATGTCGCGCCTTCCCTCGAGGAGTGCCCCTGTGATGGCCTCGCCTGCTGATGGCCTGCGCACCCTGTCGAGGTTGTTCGTTACGGTCAGTTGAAAACTCTGCGGGTAAATCTCCGCCCCGCCGACCGTGATGCCGTCCATCCACTGCACTGCGGGTGCGTCGGTCTCGGTCCATGCCTCCATCGCCGTGACCAGCGTTGTGGGTTCGGATTTCATGGCGAGGACCTCCTCCTCGAATGATACGACCTCGCCGGGTGCGTCCGCCCTTATCGTGAGCTTGTCGGTCTTGCATCCGTTGTATATTCTGCCCTGCCACCCGGATGCGACGCGGACGTTGATCTGCTCTGTGCGGGAGTCAAGGATGGGGCTCGCCGTGCCACCGTTCCCGGTCGCGTACTCAATGATACGCTCCCATCCCTCTGCATCCCTTGCCTCCAGCGATGCGCTGAAACCAGCATCCTTCTGCTGTGTGACGTATGTGTCGGGGTCGAATGATCTCGAGCCGTATCTCCACGTTATGTACGGGTTCGCGGTGTCCTGCATCGTGAACCTGCCGTCCTCTGATACGTCCGCATATAATGCGGGGTCGCCCGTGGGGATGCCGTATGTGGTCTCTGCCTGTACTGTGACGGGAGTTAGGTCTCCCGCCGTGATGTGCCTGCCTGTCAGTGTCATGCTCTCGCTATCTCCATTTCGATTAGAAGTTGAACGTCATATCTCGGGCGGTCCGCTCTGACCGTCCTCTGCGGTGGATTTATGCGGATGCCGTTTACCGTGCCGAATATCGTCTCGTGGTGTGCGGTGCGGTCGAGCCTCTTGATGATCCGTTGGGCGACCTTGTCCAGCCAGACCATATCGTCGCCGATCAAGTGGAGCGTAAATGCGGGGTTATCGAATGCGGTATGGTACTTCTGCCTCGGGTCTGCTGGCTGTCCTGCGAGCTCGGTCAGGGCGGCCGTTGTCGTTCCCGGGAGGCATCTTGTGGGGATCATGCCTGCATATACACCGACGCTCAGCGGGGTGTAGTTGCAATATGATGCCCCGCATCTGGCTACTCCGCAGAGGGCCTGTGGTGTCAGTTGGTTGAATATCAAATAATCGCCCGTTGTCCTCGATACTCCGCATTTAGCGATACCGCATCTCGTTGCGGTCTCGTCCACCCATATCCTGTTGATTAGATCGGCGCAGGCCTTTACTGCTGAAAAGGTCATATCGACACCACCACCTCAATGTCGCAATAATGGACGTATTTCGGGCCGTTCAGCGATTTCATCAGGAGGTCCCCGTTGGCCTGCGGTGTGGCCCTGTAATAGTGGGTGCTCCCGATGGTCACGGGGATGTGCGTTGTGAGGTAGTCTCTCGCCCGGAGCATCCATTCTTGGGCCTGCTGTGCGTCCTTGCTGACCGCCATTACGCTGATTAAGCGATATGCCCTGCGGATGCTTGCCCGGCTCGCTCTCCCTCCGATCTCCTGCACCACGATGCACTCGGGCATCTCCGTTGGGATCAATCTTGAATATACCCCAATATCGAATGCGTCGGACAGGAGCTCGCGGAGGTCGTCCTCAATCATAATTAATAGGAAAGGGCGGTCTTTTAAAAGGATGGGTAATGGAGACCCCTTGCGGGGCCTCCTGTCGGGTTTACTCCTTATTCAGGAGGTCGGGATTGGCAACGATAGCCTCCTTGGCGAGTTTCTGTGCCTCCTTCTTGCTGATGCCGTTGGCGACGTACTTCTGAACGAGTGCGGTGTATCCTCCCTCTACTTCAGCAGTCTTATCAGCAACGGTCTTAACAAGCTGAAAGGCCTCTGCGGATTTCTTCTGCCATTCGCCCGCCATGACGGACTTGGTCACGGTCTCATACAGGAACCAGCTCGCCACGATACCCATGATGAGCCCGTAAACTGCAAAGTGCTCCCAATCGTTTGCGATCCTGTCCGATGCCATGATTAGGACCGCGCAGGCGAGTGCGGTTCCGAGGACTGCGGTCAGTGCGTATGCGATGAGGAACATACGGTCGAACTTCTGCGCTTTTGTGATCTCCCACCTCTCGGCGGCGGTCATGCTTGCGAGGTCCTCGGGGTCTCTCCCGGCCTCTGCGAGCTTGCTCTTGAGCTTTTCGGCATCGGTCTTTTGTTTCGCGTATTTGGAGAGCGCGATGCTGACCGTAAATGCCAACGAACCCACGAGCGCGCTGATCGCCATCGCGATGATGGCCATATTGCTGAGGATTATCTCCATGGTGTTGTCTCCTTTAATGCCGATTATCCCCGCCGTTATCCATCCGAATATATACCCCAGACCGTACCACCAAGGGATACTAATTCGCCCGGATGCGTATTGCGGGAGGACCGACATAATCCCGGTTTAGCGATGTGTGTTTAAAAGGTTGGGTAATCTGGAGCGATCCCCTGATGCGCGGACCTTCAGCGTGGTCCTCTTGGGTGCGGTCATGATCTCGCACACCCCTGTCAGCGCGTCCTCTGCGTCATCGTGCTCTGCCTTGCCGTCGGCCGTGAATGTGACGATGGATTTCCAGAACTCGGGCCACCGATCCGCCCAATGCTCGGGCATCAGACAATGGTTCATCAGCCACGGGGCGGCCGTCAAGATGCGGGCCTTCTTGTTAGCGTGCTGTGTAAACCAGCCGACCACGGTGCTCCCGTTCATCTTGTGCACGAGCTCCTGCACCGCCCTTGCGAACCCGCGTCCGCCGTTGTTGCTCTCGATGTGTGCCGATGCCACCCGGAGCGGATACTCGTCGCATAACTGACGGGCCACCATCGGCTCTGTGACCTCCATCGGCTCTTGGGTGTATATCACGTCGAGGATCGCCACGTCCCTCGGGTCCTCTGATAATATCCCAAATACGATGGAGCACAGATAGTCCGAGCCCTCGTCGGCCGTGTCGCAGTATGCCATGACCTTGCTGATCGCGGGGAGCGTTGAATAGGTGCGGAATGATGTATAAAGGCGGTTCTGTACGTCCACGGGTTCCTGCTGATAGTTTGCGCGTACTATCCCGGGGGCCATCGTCTTTAATGTGATCTCATAGTCCTCCGCGCTGAGGATGCTCTCGCAGAGCATCGTGCCGTCGTCTTGGCGGGCCTTGTACGTTATCAGCCTTGGCGGGTATCCTATCTCGGTAAAATGCGTTATAGCGCGCCCGCAGGGGTCTTGCGTCGCCCACCTCGTCATGATGAAGATTATCTTCTGCCCGGGCTCTCTCCTACTCAAAAGCGTATCCGTGAAATAGGACCACTTCTGCTCGAGGATGCGCTCGTTATAGGCCTCCATCGCATTCTTGACGAGGTCGTCGCATAATATGAGGTTCGCACCCATTCCCGTGACCGTTCCTGTGGGGGATGTTGCGAGATAGCGTCCGCCTCCCTCAGTTCCCCACAGTTTCATGCTCCCCTCTCCGTGGGCGATCTTGGTGTCCGGGAATATGTCGGAATATACGGTCGAGCCGTCTCCTGATACCTCGGATATGGCATTCCTTACGGTGCGAGCGAATGTGGTGGAGAGCTCCTCATTATACGACACCGTGATGATCTTCTGCGCAGGATCGCGTCCGAGTATCCATTCGACGAACAGGGACGCGGTCCTGCTCTTGCCGTGCCTCGGGGGCATATTGACGACCATTACCCTCTCGGGCGAGCTCCAGAACTCCTGCAATTGCTCGCAAAGGTCGCGGAGGTATGCCTTGTCCTCGGTGTAGAAGTCGGGGGCCATCGTCTTGGCATACGTCCAGAAGGACCACCATGCCTTGCGGTTTATGACCCTCCGCTCCAATATGTCGAGCTGGTCACTGCTTAGGTTCGCGAGCCTTGCTGATAGCGTCGAGGATGGCATCGAGTTGGTCCTCCGTCAATGATGCGAGGGGGTCGGTGTGCACCGTGATCTCCTCCGCGAATTGCCCCTTTAATGTTGCGAGGAACTGCATGGCGCGGACATCGCCCTTCATGGCCTTAGAATAGGCCGAGGCTATGACTGCCCCGTCTATGGTCGGGTTCGCGTCCTTGATGCCGTCTCCTGCCTTGGGGTCCTTGATCTTGCCCTTATGGAGAGGTAGCTGTCCGTATAATTCAGCCCATTGGCGCATGGTCCTCTTGCGAGCCTGTGCCTCGACGCTCGCCTTTTGCCCTTTCCTTGCCAATTCCACGGTGCGAGGGTCGCCCTTCTTGTGCGGTTTTAGGTTCTCCGGGTGGGGTTCGGGATGCGGGTTCGCCATCATTCTCCCCCCTTGATGCTGTCAATCGGTATGACGTACTCTCTCGGCGGTTCGGGAATGTACGTCGGGATGTTGCCGGGAGCGTATGCCGTGCCCGGGATCGGCGTCCACTCGGGGCATCCCTCGTTGTGGATGTCCTCCTTGGGTATCGGGCCGTTCATCATCGGGAGGTTGCACAGGTGCTCGTCGAGCCATTGGAGGTGCTTGTGGTGGGCGCAGGTGGTGCAGTCTCTCCTCATTCGTGATGCCCCCATGTCGAGACGGGTATCCGTTCCTCTTGCTCGTGCTCCATCCTCGCGATCCTCTCAGGGCCTCTGCCCTCCATGAGGTCGTATAGATCCTGCCTGCATTCGGAGCATATTTCATAGGTGCGGGGTCTGCATCCATTCTTAGGGATGATCGTGACGTATGCCTGCCTGCTGTTGTCGCTCTCGATCTTCCCGCAACAGGGGCATTGGAAGGAGTAGGTGGTGTTCATGGCCTTCCCCTCCTGTATTGTCTGTCGACCATGTGTCTTATAATGCCGTCGGTTATCGCCCCGATGATGAAGGCGAGGAGCACCCATACGAGCGTTATATCGTCGCTCATTCGACCACCTCCGCCTTCTTGCCTGTGAGGGTTTCCCATCTTTTGACGATCACGTCGCAGTATATGGGGTCGAGCTCCATCATAGCGCACCGCCTGTGCAGTTGCTCGCAGGCCATCATTGTGCTACCGCTCCCGCCGAATGGGTCGAGGATTATATCCCCGGGTCTGCTCGAATTGTAGATCATACGGGCGAGCAGTGCGGTGGGTTTCATCGTCGGATGATCCCTCGATGCGCTCGGCTTGTTCTCCTTTATGGTGTCGGTCGGTGTCTCGGCGAGTATCCTCTTGAGGATCGCTCTAAGCTCCTTTTCGCTCATGATGATCCCGCCACCGTATATCTCGGGGCCGTTCTCCATCCTCTTGATGTACTCGACCGACTCTATGTCGAATATCATGCCGTATTTCGACAATCTGCCGAGGAGGGCGGCCGTCGTGATGTTCGCCGGGAATTTGTAACGGGCCATCTCCCTCGTCTCCTTCTGCTGTACGTCCATTAATATCTGGTAAAGGTCGCCCCTGATCTCGACGCGCTTATCGCCGAGGTTGGTGTGGAAGGATGTGAGGACCTGTGCTCCGTTGTCGTATTCTATGTTAGCCCCTACTATCACGATGTTCAGCCCCTTGGTCCCTATTGAATGGAATGCCGTGAGGTGGTTCGCGAAGAGGAAGAAGTCGATGCCGTGCTCTATGTAAAATCTGATTATCTCGGAAGCGATGCTGAACGGGGGGTTGTCGATCACGACGCACCCCTCGGGGTATGCGTGGTGCTCATAGTCTCCGCCCGGATAGAATGGGCGCACCACCTGCCTGCCCTCGAGGCCGTATCTCTCGGTTGCCCACTTTACTATCGCGTCATATACCTCGGGCGGTGTGAAACAGTCGTCCGTGGTGTGTTTTTCCTTGAATTTGTCGAGGAATGCGTCATACTCCTCGGTATGCTCTTGGTCCTTGTACTGCTCCAAATTTGAAAAATCGATGCCGTCCTCGGTGCGTGTCAAATTCATCCCGAAGTCCGCCATATCAAAGGACAGGCCCTCGATCTCGGGGAGCAACAGGTCATAATCCCATGATGCGAGGCCGTTGGTGCTGTTGTCTGCGATCCTGTAAGCCTTGACCTGCTCCTCGCTCATATCCTCCGCGATCAATACAGGGACGGTTTTCATCTTCAGCCTCTTGGCCGCCTTATAGCGGGTATGGCCGACTATTATCTTCATGTCCTTGTCGACGACTATCGGTTGCCTGAAACCGAACTCCCGTATCGAATTGGCCACGGCCTCCACCGCATCGTCATTCCTGCGGGGGTTCTTTTCGTATGGGTGGACGTCCTTTATGCTGATCTCCCGAACGTCCATTAGTAGTCACTCTCCTGCGTGATCTGATGGACCGCGAGGCTGATAAATGCCCCGCCCATGGTCAACAGTGTGAATGTCGCGATTAATCTCGCTATGCTCCACTGCTCGAATATCACGAGGATTGTGGTTATCAGTGCCAATATTACCGTAATTAATCCGAATATCAGCCCGGTGGTCTCCAGCGTCAGCTTGCTCATGCCGTCGCGTATGTTGTCGCCTATGTTCTCCAATGTCTCTCCCATTTTACTGCCTCCTGAATGTTATCTTTAATGTGTCCTTGACCTTGATGGTCACTCCCTGCTTGGAGTATGATATGCCCTCGAGCTTGCCAAGGCGCACCACTGATCCTCCGCGCATGGTCGCGACCGTGTTGCCCTCGTCTATGCTCCATGCTGTCTGGTTGCTATCCCGCCATGAGACGGGCCTCTTGCCGTTCTTCAGTCTGTCCTCTGTCCTGTCGTCCATCATATTATCCACTCTGAATGTCTGCGCCACTCCTGCCTGTCCTCTCCAATACTCGAGCATCGGTCGGCCGCCACCGTCGCGCCGTCTCCAGCGTGCAGTTATCTTGTCGTTGGCCTTGTTGCTCTTGAGGAATGCGAGCACCTGTATCTCGGGCATCCCTGTGATCTCCGCGAGCTCTCTCGCGGTGTGTGGCCTTGGTGCCCGGTCGAGCACCTCGCCTAATCTGGCGGTGGCCTTCAATCCGCATCTCGAAGAGCACAGGTAGTCGATCAATCTGTGCGCACCTCCTTCTTGGGTTGTTGCTGGAGGATCATCATCCACTTGACCGCTCTGCGTACTGCCTCAGATACCGTGAGGCCGTTCCTGTCCGCGTATCTGCATAGCTCGGCATACTGCGCCATGGGGATGCGGAATGCGACCACCTGTCCTTTCATTGGTCCGCCCCCTTTATCGTGATCTGTTCGCCCTTCTTCAGCGTGCGGACGCGGTTATAGATCTTGTACTCATACGAGCGGGTATCGCTCTCGTCGGAGAGGTCGTATTCCTCCGCCGTGCCGTCCGGGAATGTTATTATTATCATTCTGCCCACCTCACATTATTCCATATCTCGGTGTCCGAGGCGTGTTGTATATGGCGATAATCGACGGGAATGGTGCGCCCGTGGCCGCTCCTCTGAATTTTACGCGACCAGCGATGAACCGCACCTCTGATGCGTAAGGCTGGACCCATTCCTGATACCACTTGGTATCCGTCCTTGCCGGGAGCAGTGCGACCGTTACTGCTGGCTCCGTGGCCGCCTTGCGCACCCACTTGATGATCTCCTGTCCGTAGGGTGGGTTCATCCAGCATACTTCGCCCCCCCCCCCACTCTTGCGCCAGCCCGTCGGTCTGCGGATTGAAGTACCTCTCGACCATCTGCATCCCATCGCTGGCGCATACGTCGAGCGTGAAGTGGAACTCTGCGTCGAGCCTGTCGAACAGGTCCTGCGGTGTGCCCCACTCGATGGTCGCGGATGGACCCATGAGGCCCGAGGTCATGGCCTTGCTCATAATATCCACTCCTCGAGCAATCTCTGCTCCCTGCGTGCCTTGTCCTCCTTGGCGAACCTGTCGCCGAGGGCCTTGACCGTCCAATCCTGTTTAAATTTGGCATAATACGGGCCGTGTGCGTTCATATAATCCTCCCACTCCTGAAGTCTGGCCCATAGGTCAGGGTAGAGCTTCCATAGTTTGCGTAATTCCCCGATGGGTGCGAGGGGACAGCACCAGCACGATACGCGATTGAATATGCGGTATAGATCGCGCCAACCTTCGTCATAGGCCCCCCCCCTCTCGAAGCAGTATTTTAGACAATCTTCCTCGGACCATCCCCACTCAACGAGCGGATGTCTGTGCCCGGGTTCGAGGTTCGCAGGCCTTGATAATCTCGTGAGCTCGTCGGCCGCCAATCCGATGCATTGGATGACTTCGTACTTCTCCTTAAGCGGTCTGAAGTGTGCCTTCAATAAATCGAGCTTCATGTGGCGGGTGCACCATCTGATGACGGGTGTCGGCCATCCGTAACCGTGGTGCGTACCGAACTTGTCGCTCTTGATCTCCTGATGGAGCATGATGTACTCGTAGGACTTGGGGTTGGCGAGGCGGGTATATTTGATGCCGTGAGCCTCGACGATCTTCCTCACGCCCTCGATGTGGTCATACATCGCAGGAAACTCCATGCCTGTGTCGACGTTGATGACCTCGTCGATGTGCTCTCCGAGCTCCATCATGCGCAGGAGCATCGCGGTGCTGTCCTTACCCCCGGAGAAGCTGACTGTTACGTATTGGGGCTTCATCACATCGCCCCCTGAAGCACGGACTTGATCTTCATGGCCTCGCCTCTCAATGCGAGTGCGACATTGAGTGCACCTGCGTTCTTCATGTCCTCCGCTATGGCCTCGATTGCACCGACGGCATCCAAGGCGTACTTCAGATCGCTGTCGAATATCTGCTTCATTCGACCACCGCCCTTATCTTGAGGTCCGCATACGCGACGAACTTCGCGAGGTGGTCCCACTCGAGCTTGTCGAATACATAATCGGTCGTGCCGAGGCCCTTGAGGATGTAGTACGCGCCGAGCTCTGCGTCGTCATATTTCAGCACCATGTAGCCCTCGCCCTCTGCGACGAGCGTCGTCCCCTTGGGGATTATCGGGTTCATGCGATCTCCTCCAGCTTCACGAAGCAGTGAGGGCACGCTGTGATGCGGTCGATGTAGATGAGCATCCCGCACTTGGGGCATCTGTACTTCATAGTACCGCCCTCCACTGTATCTGCGGTTGGTTGCTGTACTGGTCCTTGATCTTGCCGAGCTTCGTGATGAACCCGCGCTTATAGAGCGTCTGGAGCTTGTTGTAGGTCGCGCTGAAGTGGTTATATTCGAGGTCCCCGTAGACCCTGACCGCCATCTGTCTGGTCGTGAACTCGCCCATCGTCTGTGCAGCCTCAAGGACAGTGTCCTGATTGACGAGCGTCATGCGTACTCCTCCTCACGTTCAGGATCGTAGAGACCGCGCCTGATTAGCTCCAGCAGGACCTCTCCTGCCATCATCGCATCGTCGAGGGCATTGTGCGTCTGCCTGATCTCCTTGGGGGCGCACAGTTTCGCGTAACTCGACAGGAGCGAGGGCCAGCAGGAACCGTCCTCGTGCATCCTCCTCGGTATCTCCGGCACCTGTGTGCACGCCTTCATTATGCAGGGTGCACGGAGGTAGAGCTTGGCCACTGATGCGACCTTATCCATCCACGGGTCGAGGAATGCGTCGAGGTCGAATGCTGTGTTATATGTGGTAACGAACTCGTCCTCGATGATGTCGGCGATGATCTCTGCGGCGGATACCTTTCCGAAGATGGAGTTAGTGACCTCTTCGGGGTCCATGTGCCCGTTCTTAAAGAGCCAGCACTCACGGTCCTTCTCGTCGAGGTATTGCCACACGGCCGAATAGAATACAGGGTAGAGCTTCATCGTCGCGGGGTCCAGCCTTACGATGCCAACGGAGAGTATCTTGTCGCCCTTCTCGTAGCCGTTCAGCCCGGTGGTCTCGAGGTCGAGGATAAGGATGTTGTCGCTATTGGTCACAGCCATGCCTCCAGTGTGTTCTTCCGGGGCTGGCCGCTCTCGTCCCTCTCAATGTCCTTGATGACCTCGCGCATGATTGATGTATAGCAGTCAACCACCACACTGTTCCCGGCGAACTGATAGAGAGCGGTCCTACTGAACAGTGGCTTGCCTTTGTCATTCATCGCATTCTTCAGTCTGCGGATCTCATCATCATTAAATCCCATCAGACGGAGGCACTCGGTCTCCGTCAGCTTCCTTATCGTTAATTTGTCACTCATAGTAATCACTCCCGAACTCCCCCCCCCGTCGCACTGTATAGTGGGGCTCTGTCCGTATCTCACTGTCCCGCGTGCACGGCCGAGGTAATTGAGGACCACTCCGTCCCCGTCGTGTCCTTCCATGTAGCCTGTGGCATTGGCGGTCCTAATCATCATTTAGTCGCCTCCACCACGATCTTGGCCGCGTCCTTATAATCCCTTGACTGTATGGTTGGCGATATTCCGCGAGGGTCGTATATGCGACCGTTCTTCTCATAACCGGGAAGCTGGCCGATGACGAGGATGTTGGGTTGGGTGCCCCCTCCTCCGCAACAGTGTATTGTCGGGCTGATGCCGTCGACCGAGTAAACTCTGCGGTGTTGCTCGATCTGCGGATAAGCGACCTTATCCAGCGTAGCAACCTGAATGCAACGTCTCTCTCTCTCATCAGTCATACGCGCACCTCCACGAAGTTGTCGGTCTTACGGCTCCCCGCCTTACTTGTGATGCTGTGCGCCTCTCTCTCTCTCCTGTCGTAGGCTCGAATTTATATCCGCGACCATGCTCCTGCTGTTTCTGCGTGCTCCAGATCAGTCCCTCGAGCCTCTCCTCGCTCAGATAGTAATGCGGAGCGACGGGTTCGGGTTCGAGATAGTCGCGGAGGCACTTGGTCAGCGGGATGGGTTTCGGCAAAGGCGGTGCTGGCCCTCCGAGCTTGCTAATCATAAAGCACCTCTTGCGAGATTGGGCCACACCGTAATCTGCGGCGTTCATGATGCCGTATGTGTGGCGGTAGCCGAGGGCTGTGAGCCTTGCGAGGATGTTCCTGAAGGTGTCCATGAATTTGGAGGAGATCATCATCGGGACCTCCTCAAAAATGAGATACTTAGGTCTCTCTCTCTCAGGTGTGTTGGCTAATATGCGGGGCACTTCGTATGCGAGTGCCGATCTTGTGCCGGAGCCTTCCTTGTTACCCTTGAGCTTCCCTGCGAGGCTGATGTCCTGACAGGGAGGGGTCCAGAACAGGATGTCCACTGTCAACTCGCCGCCGATGTCGTGAACATCGCACACGTCTCCGAGGTTCCTTGTCACGCCGTGGATCGTGTCGTATGCCATGGCGGTCTTGGGATCGAACTCGCATTGGAAAATCACGTCGAAGCTGATGTCGTCACGCTCTGACATGATGCGTCTCAATGCGGAATGGTGCGCCCCTATCCCGGAGAACATCCCACCCACTCTGAGCGTCCTCATGCCTTCGCCTCCTTCTTGCATCTGGGGCACAGGCACCTCTTCCTTCCTATCGACCAGCCCTCGATGTGGCGGACGTTGAGGATTATCGACTTGACGGAGGCATCGACCTCATACCAGTACGT